GGCTCATTGTGGACTCGCTCGATTACAGTTGTGGTGGTAGGCGGGAAGAGGCAAAGTCCCTCTCCGTTCAGTTAGTTACCGGGGATCAGGAGTGTGCGGCTGCAAAGCCATTCACGCCGTTAAAGAGGACTGAGACGAGATCGCCAGCCACAGATGCAGCCGTAAGCGCTACGCCAATAACCTTGATGTAGGCAGAGGCACCAGCCGCCGAGGTGGTAGGCGCAGAGGTGATACGGCCAGCGGTCCCGCTGACCCTCATGGAAAGACCAGCAAGGCCAGTATCGTTGCGTGAGATCTGGACAACGCCCTTCAAGGTGATGATTCCAGTTCCGCCAGCCGCCACGGTCGCCGTAGCCACACCGAGGATGTGGTCAGGCGTACTGTCAGCGGCAGCCGACTTAGTGCAAGCGGTATAACCGCCATCAGCCAAGGTAAGTGTCACCAAATCGCCAGCCACAAGGGCATCGGTGCATGTGAGGGTCGCAGTCTCCGTTTTCACGGCCAGGCCCAAGGGGCCGCTAGTAGGTATAAGTGATGTCATAGTGTTGTCCCTTGGACGGTGTAGTTGTGTGTGGTGGGCGGGAAGAGGCGAACCCCTCCCCGCCCAGTTAGTTATCTAGGGTTAGGCGATGTGCCTAATTCCAAATCCGTTCCATCCGTCAAATAGCACCTTCTGAAGGCCGGTGCCATTTGCGCCGGTTTCAAGCATGTAGCCAACAACCTTGGTTCCAGTAACGACACTTACGAGATCCTTGGTAGTCTCTTTAGCGCCCACGGCCGCCCCGACTGCGGGGGTTCCAGAGATTAACACATCGGTGATGCCGCTAACAAGAAACTGGCCCTTTGCTCCAGAGGCAATAGTCTCTTGCGCTACAACAAAAATGCCAAACCTGTTATCATCAACACTCACATTGCCACTTGCCGTTAGCTGAGTCGTGTAAAACTGATCGTCACTATTCACCAGAGGTGAAACTGCAAGAACATCGCCTTTGTTGATTGCGGCATGTGCAGTCAACTGCAATGTCACACTCCTGGGGCCAATACCGGCGGCGGGACCGCCTGCTCCAAAAAAGTTACTCATGTTGCTGCCCCCTAGGCGGTGTAGCTGTAAGGAGTGCCAGTCGGGGAAACGATACCCTGACGCTGACGGCTCCGGCAAACGAAGTTGTACCAACTGTCCACAGGGACGATGCTGGTGAAAGGTTGGTTAGGGTGCCGCATCGTGGGATGCTGGAACATGTAACGGGTCTGGTGGAAGATGTACTTCATGTAGTTACCGTTAAGGAAGTAGTAGCGCGGACCCTTAGCGGTCGCGTTACCTTCCGTACTCAAATCGGGGTATCCAGCGTACTCGTCCAAGCTGGGCGCATACACAAGGTCGATACCCGAGAACTTGGGAGCCATGTAGGCCGGGTCCTGACGGGACGCGGTAACAAAGGTGTCCTGGCTTTGACGCAGCAGCCCGGCGTAGATGTTCTGGCCCCTCTTGCTGCAAGCAATAAACATTGCGTTGAGCGAGGGATCCTCGAAATACTCCTGGTGACTGGGCGGCGGTATGAACTGGACATTTAGGAACATCCTGTCGAACGCGGCAATAATGTTGGTGTCAACATCAACGCCAGCCGTACTGTAAGTGTCCTGCTGCGGGACCCACTTGCTGTAAGTGGCGGGGCTCAACTGCTGGACAGTCGTGAAGTTAGATGATCCGGAGGTGTAAAGACCGTTGGCTTCCTCGTTCACGAATGCCGGGATGCTGTAAGGCTTGGTGCCTGTAACCGCTTCCTGTTCTGCATTGCTCGGCTGGGCAAACAGAGCATCCTCCATCCCGTTAAGGATCGAGGTCCAGAGGCGTTGCTCCTTGATTCGCTTGAGGCGCTTGTACGCCTGGTGGCGAGCATTGCGGCCAAGGCCGCCGCCCATGTTCAATTCAACCTCGGCGTCCGTAAAAACCATATGGTCAACACAGAAGCGCCAATCGATCTCCCAGTTCTCGGCAACCTGCGGGTTCTGCCAAGCGAAGGTTTCGTTGGGCTCATAGAACTGGAAGGTCGAAGACTCATCGAACATGATGGTGTCTTTGATCTTCGATCCGCCCTGGACGGATTCGGAGGGGCCGTTGCCGCGCATAAAACGCCGCATCAGGTAATTGTTTTTACAGGCTTCGTTCACCACATCCTCAGCGGATGTAAGGAACGAGGGACCTGTAGTGTCTACAAAGTCAGTAAAAGTCGAAAGCGCAGAGGCCATAGTCTAGTCTCCTAGAAGTTATCGCCGTCCCAAGAGTTTCGCACGCTCCAGCCTGTCGGGGGCATCACTTTCGAGCAGGTTGAGAATGTCATCCTCTATCTGATCGGAAGATCGCTCCCTCGTCTTAGCCTGGGTGCCCTTAGAATCTGAGGACGATCCATTTGCTCGAAATGAGCGGACAGTATCTTTTGCAGAACGGGCCTGCTCCTTGTACTGGTCACGGTATTCAAACGCAATCGCATCTTCCATCAGGCCAGCTACCGTGTCGTAGCCGCCGTTAGAGTGAAGTTTGTTCATGCGTCCAAGGACCCTTTCCCAGTCATCGGAAGTAGTATCTGCGACCTGTGGGTATTGACCCACAAGACCCGCCCTAGCTTGTTCGATCTGAAACAGCATAAGCTGATTATTGACAGCCTGTACCTGCTGCGTCATTGGCGCAACTATTGCCTCATACGACTTCGCTAGTAGTTCGGTGCTTTCTTCATCAAGGCCAACATGATCTCCGAAGAGTTTAGCGGCTTGGCGTAGGGTATCCTGCGTGGGTTGTCCGGAGGGGGCCTCTGCTGTATTGGGCTCCTCCGACTCCTGCGGGCTCTCCACCTCGTCCTTGTCGGCCTTTTTGTCACTTAGCATCCGGTCAATGTCCGTCTGAACCTTCTTTCGATGTTCAGCCAAACGCAGGATTTTCTCATCGCTCAATGCGGAGAGATCATCCCGTTGAAAGCCATCACGGCGCAGAACGCCCATGGCTTCCTCCAACTCAGGGCTCGGCCCCTCGCTGGTGGTCTTTTCCCCTTTAGCGCCAGGCGCACTCTCCTCGAAATCTTCAGCGGCTACTTCAGAGCCTGGCGCTGTGTCATCTTCGGGGGGGGCGTCTTCATCAACGCCGTCAAGCTCCATGAGGATCTTGTCCTCACGGGCCTCCATAGCCTCAGCCGCTTGCGCAGCCTCGGAGATCGGTGCCTGTTCCCCAGGCTCCACGGGTTCGGGGGATTCAGTCATTATAGTTGGTCGTATTCGATAGTAATTCCTTCTTCGTCACGCGCCCTAGCCATCGAGTTCTCGATCTGGCGGCGACTCGTAAAAACGGGGCGTCCGGCACTATCGAACTCGCCCTTGTGGTGCTTCCAGTTCTTGGGGAGCTGGTTGCTCGCAAAGTTCAACTCCTTTCGGGAGATGATGGTGAGATTGCTGCGCCTATTGGGGTTATCGCTATTAGCCATATCTGAGAGTGTACGCCTGGAAAGTCCAAAACCAAGTGGTTTGGTGATTTTTAGCTAGAGGACACCCCGTTAACGCCTGGCGGGGGGGCCTGCTGACCCTGCTGCTGGGCTGCCTGGAGCATCTGGGCCATGGCCTGGCCGGCCATCGGGACCCGCTTAGACGGGGCGGAGCCCGTGCTTACGCCGCCTTTTCCGGCGTCTTTCTCCAGCCTGGGATCCATGGAGGCCACCGCCTGTAGAGTCTCCATCTGGCGCTGCATCGAGAGGTCTTCGGCCAGGCGCCCGAGGAACGCCGCGTCAACAAGCTCCGACATATCCGGGGCGTTCATAGCGTTCCCTACTTTGCCGAAGTGATCTTTCCACGGGTAATCCGGGTATTGCTGCATTAGCTGGAGGCTGTTGAGCAGCATAGAGTGCATCTCTAGAGCCCTCTTCTGGGCCAGGCCCTCGGACGCTCGTTCCATGCTGTAGGGCTCAATCTCCAGCTCAAGGTCCTCAAAGCTATAGTCGCTATCCCCGTCTCCGCCGCCTTGGAACATCAGTTCTGTCCCTGGCTCCATGCCCAGCTCCTCGACCGCCTCGCGCCCAACCGGGAAAACAATCGAGTCATCGTGGTACATGTAGAACGCAACTCCACGCAAAAGGTCGATTGTAGCGTCTGTAAAGGACTGTTTGATGAACGCCATGCGGGTGTTGCTCGCCTCAGAGGCGATGCTGTGTTCCGTTGCCGTTCCAATGCCAGACACCCCGCCGCGCATAGCCTCATCCATACCCAGGGTTCTATCAGTCCTCTGGCGACAGGTGGCAATCCAGTTGGCTTGCTGGTCGCTTTGGCCCCCAAGCATGAACTCCTGAACCATCGCCTTGCCGTCCTCAAATGGCACCACCGCCACAAAATCGTGCTGGGTATCCTTGAGGATCTTGGCGGTACGCTGGTCGTTCACGCCAACCACCCGCTTATGCTTGAGCATTGACGCGCTGACGGCCAGAACCTGGGCATTGAGGTCTTCAATCTGCGTCTCCACGGCCACTAGAGGGGCCAGGGGATACACCGCATTAGGCACCTTGTAGGCCCCAAACATCACATAAGGGCCGCTTTTGGGGCCATAGAACGGGCGGGGATCACGGATAAAGCCACCCTTGGCACTATCTTCATCGGAGCCCCCGAGGGCCTGGTCTACACCAAGCGTGTAAATTGTGCCGTGAAACCCCTTTTCCGGGCCAGGCGAATCGTCCAGCTCAATCTCTGGAATGTAAATCTCGTAGCAGTACACCTCGTCCCGATACGGAGTGTTGATGTCACCGCCCACCCTTGACGGGTCCCGGCCAGCGGAAAGATTCTCAATCTCTTCCAGGTTCCAGCCCTGCTTGTCGTTCTTCATGGCAAGGTCGATCAGGTCATCCTTGTCAATGTGCCAGGTGTGCCCCGTAAACCGGCACGAAGCAAACCGCTCGGCCTTGGGGTCAGCGAAAAACTTCCTTGGTGAAATCCTTTCGCAAGTAGGCCAGCCCTCTGTTTCGGCGGGGGCGTATGGCGTCTCCGTGGCATTAGAGCTGGAATCCTTGTGATCTGGACGGCGCAGGGCAACGCCCCAGCCCATCAGCATATCGGTCGCCAGCTCCGCCAGGATCTTGCGCAAAGAAATGTCTCTCGACCATCGGTTCAGGCCGTGACGCATCGCTAAAGCCACATCGCGCTGGGCACCCGCCCGCCGAGACTGGACCTGGACGCGGGGGTTATCGAACACCAGGCGGGGAACCATAAGGCTCACATACTCGTAGTAGGTGTTCTCGGGGCTGTACTCCTGGTGGCCGCTGCCGGCCTGGTCGTACTGCGGCCCGGTGTAACGGGCAATCTTCTCCTCGTAACCGTCAAGGTGGTCATCCCTGTAGATAATGGCGGCGTCAATTT